GAGGCTGTGCGACCGCAGGATCCGGCAGACGTCGGTTTGGAAACCGATCGTCTTTTCGGACTCCTTTGGGTTGATGATGGCCTCGTTTTCGAGGTCCATCGCCACCGCACAGGCGACGTGGAGGCTGATAAAGCGCTCCGATTGGTGATGATTCATACTCATTCCTTTCGAGGCGCAAGCCTCTGGTGGGTTTAGTAAGACCTATGTACAGCTAGCTCCTTCGATTCAGTAACAATTGTTCCTGAGGAAGAAGGTATCACACGCAAGAGCGATGACCTCGACCATGAATACAGCAGCAACCACCAACTTCTTGGTGGCTAGCTGATTTGCGTTCAGGTCGGTGTATCGTCTACCAACGGTCGTGCCGGCAGGATTACCGGTCGTATCGTCGGATCGATTCCCCCAGGTGGGTTCAGGGCCACGAATGTGGATCCCTTCATCATCATCTGGGAGAGCGCTTGCGACGTCGCCACGAGGAAGCCGGCGTGCGCGTCTATACTCAATTCGAGCTAGTACGCGTTCCCACTTCCTCTTCATTCGGCTCCGGAAGGAGCGGGCCTCTGACATACGTCAGGACTCGCCTCCCAAGAGCTTCGTGACGGCGGCGTTCGAAGTTGCTGTCAGATTGGCGATGAAGCCAACCCAGACAGCGAGGGCCTCTGCGTTCGTAAACCCAGCGGGCGGAAGGTCGATGACCGTATACACGGACATCCCAACCTTCACGTTTTCGCTGGGCTTGAACGGATCGGCCGTCAGCTTCGATGTGTCGAGCCGGATCATCCTGCGGATTCGCTTCCCGTAGTCATGGGAAGCGGTCAGCACGATGAGCCCATCAGCACTCGTGTACTTTGACGTATCCTCCTCCACGCTTGTGCGTGGCAAGGGCGTCGTCGTCCCCGAGATGGTGATGGTGTTCGGATCGGCTAGTGACATGGGCATCTCTCCTAGGAGCTAAGTTGGCTCCCGTTGGCGTTTAGCACAGACGGTAGTGCATTACCGCCCCTTAGAAATTCCAAGGGCAGCAATAATGGACTTTTGGAACGAAGACAAACCATTCCAGGTGAGTCCGAACCCAAAGGGATTAGCACGCCTCCGAATCTTGGTCTCAGTGACCAGGGTGACGAAGGAGTCGAGAGTACCTTGACCATTATAAAACTGGTTCTTGTACTTCCGGGTATAGGTATCTTTCACGATGGTATGTTCCATCATGTACCCATACCGCATAATCAGACCGTCTTCAACCATGCTATTGACGTTAGATATGACGTCTCCAGCATTGCTGAACCAATCAACGGCCCAGCTCCACGGTGTCAGGTTCCAGATGACCTCTAGATCGAGGTCCACGCCAAGAATTTCTTTGGCGAGGAGCGCCTTCCTACTCATCTCACTTCTGGCATCATACCAGTAAGGGAGGTAATAGGTAAACGCGCCAGAGAACCAACGCTTTTGCGTTACTTCTCTGACAACCTGCAATTCACCGAGCTGAGTTGGCGTCAGCGACTGGTTGGAAATCCCTGATTGGGGAGAACCAATGTACGGCTCAGATGGGCCATACGCAGTCGACAACGTTATCTCATGTTTTGGTGGGAAAGTAAAGCGTCTCCGAACTACTTGGCCAGCATCCTTCTCATATTGAGTAAGGAGCTGATCAGCACGGATTACCTCTGCCGCAAAGGTGCCAATCTCTTGGCCCAACGGTTTGAGACCGAACTGATATGCTAGGTAGTTATCGGACACAACATGTTCAGGCTGGACGTGTTTACCAGTCTGTAAGTTGCGTGCTCGGGAATGCCATCCGGCTACTACGATCTTGGGAATTCCTTCCCGGATCAGTTCGCCTAATGCCACACCGACGTCCGCATTACTTCTTGTGGGTTTACACTTCGCAATCGCCGTAGCCCCCAGCGCGTCAAGCTGGGCATCCGTCGAAGATAACGACGGCGGATACGGATAACTGCGAACATCGATGGACCATGCAGGGCCTCTGACTATTTTAATCAGCTCCCTGTTCTGGCCAATGTCTGTTCCCGCGCACTTCACACTAATATGGGTCGGTGACCCTAGTGCGTAGTGCTTTTGGGTCCAGAAATCACCACCGATGTCCTCTAGGTCAACCGGCTTTCGCCGGCGCCTGCGCTTTTGCGCACGCGACCATTGAGGGTGTTCCTCCGAATCAGTTACCTGATCCCCCATTCGCTTTCCAGGTGCCGACGGCTGTATGTAACTTCGTACAGGCGTCGGCGGAACACCTCCCGTATAATACCGGTAGGTAAGTTCCACCCCACAAGTCTTTTGGACAAGTGAGGGAAGAGTGCGTTGACGACGCACTCTAAACCTGAATAAAGGCAATGGGCACCAGAGCTCCTGGTAGGTCCTGTGGGTTATCCCACAAATTAGGGGGGTGATTAATCCCCCTGCTTGCATCTGCGCCGGGCCCCCTCGCGG